AAATTAGTCTCTTGGTTGACCGCCCTCCACGATTCATATCGCTTCATAGTCAACCCATTTGGTGCAGGTACGGCACCCTATGCCACGCTGTACACAGCTTTTGGACCCTTTCACGCGGGGTAACGGTTTCAGAGTTTTAAGTGATCAAGTAGTGTGCCAGTGGGAGTTCCACCATCAGTCTACCTCGTATTTGGTCCTTCATGCACTTGGTTATCATAACGTCCGATTCAGTCGCAACACACCGTGGTTGGTCTTTTCCTTCAGGGGCAGCTTTGTTTCCGGGTGAGTGTTTATAGCTATACATGGGTTTATCGAGCCTCAGCCCTTCTGCCACTTTACACATCACACACCTTTCCACATCACATTCCTTATCCAGTTACCAAACACGCCGTCGGCGTATAGTTATAATGGGAGTCAACACTCCACCAGTTACTTTTCAGCTCATCTCCATCAGAGGGCTCCACTGTGATATACCATGGGGCTTTCTTAATCATTAAATTTCTCATCAACATTGCTTATTTTACTCACAAATAACAATCCATTAGGATTGGGAACCAGCGGGGGAAACACCAACGCGCATGGCGCTAGAAGTCACGGTTGTGGCGGTGCAAGAGAAGGTGAATGTCGCGTTAGCGGCAGTAGTGATGAATGCGGAACTGAGATTGGCTGTTGTGCCAGCAGCATTGATAGAGGCGTTGATACCCACCAGACTACCGCCTGATGAGCTGCCATTACCAAATCCCGTTATCACCGTGCCAGATATAGTACCGTTGAATAGGTACGTACCGGGCACAGCAAACGTGATGGTGTTCCCACTGAACGAAACACCTGCATTTGCCGGGTCTGGCACCGGGGCGGACCCCAGCACCGAAGCAGCGCTCAATGCCCCGCCGCCTGCAACAGATCCACCGGCAACATCGTTGCCAGCGTCGTAGACGGGGGTCATTAGTTCGACATCGTACTCCACGTACAATTCTCCGCACACCGCATTGGGCGATGTGACGTTCTGGGTCGCAGCAAAGAAGTTGCCAACATCATAAGTTTTGATATCCAAGTTTGCAGCCAAAGCAGCTGTCCTTACGTACCTGGAAGGTAACTTTTGCAGGTCCTCCTTCAACGCCACAAACGATACGTCGCACCAAGGGGCGGAGCGAACCGAGGATCGGTATGACATTAACTGGACTTTCGATGATGGGGGCGAATCTGCAGCGTCATAGTCAGCGGACAACAGGAGGGTACCCCCGAGGGAGCTGGGGGCTTCTGTTTCGTAGATGAACTTCAAACTGTGAAATCGATAGGACTCGAATCGCTGGGCAATAGTTGCCAACCAGGGGGAAAACGCCACAAGCCCAGGGTTAATGGGGTATGACGCAATACTATAGGCTGACGGGGAACCTGCTGCACCAACGATATCGCCGATGTACTCACGGTGTTTGATACGACAGTCGCCATTGCGGGAACTTTGCATTTGGGGACGACTGGTCTGACGTACGGTGGTTTTGCTCACCGGTGCAACTTGTTTGCTACCGTTGAGGCTGGTTTGCTTCATTTTGGATCTTTCCGAGCCCGATGACGACTTGGAGGAAGCGGATCTTTTTGAGTTGTTTTTACTTGACATTTGTATGGGATGCCCACTTGTCTGTGGCGACTGTTCATCCATCATCACTCTTTTAGCACACCCGTGCAGTCTGTTGACATTTATGCAGTGGTCGTTAATTGATGCCCGGCATTCGGGCTAGTAAGATTCGAGGCTTATATATGCTCTATCTACGACTTACAACTTAGTACGAAAATTGGCGGCAGGAACCGCGCAAACGTTTTGGGTGATTTAATATGATGGACCCCATGCGACTCACATTGACGATTTCTCAATTGGGGGTGGTCAGGTAAACCTGGCGTCCCTTCTTGGTGCTCACAATGTAGCTGCGCTCACTGACACTGTTGATCCTGGTAAGGGGTCACAACAGCACTGCAGTGCTAGGCTAGTTTACCGCCATTCCGGGCGAGGGGGGAGCAGAGGGCTCCGAAGCATCCGAGTATCCTAGGCCAGCTAGCCTAGAAACGCATAAAATCAGGGTAATCTATGGAAGACGAGTAAGTATCAACCGGGTTCCACACCGGTGTGACTTGGTCATACTCATCCTCGATTGCGATTTGCCTATCTGGGGTTATCTCAAACGCCTCAAAGAAGGAAGCGCGAGATTGAGCAGTTGGCTCTGTGCGTACATGTTTTAGGCCGGCGGAGGCGATGGACAGACCCCTATAGAAACGCTCGTTGTCAATGTTAAGCTTTGCGTTGGCCACAGCCCCTCTACCCAGACACTGGTAGAAGGCTCCCATAACCGGCATATCACCGGCTAATGCGACCCCACAATCTGACAATCCTTTCCTATAAGCATCATATTCCCATGCTCTCAACGCCTTAGTAGTTACTGCATCTTTAGCGGTGCAGATGCGCGGATCGCGCACCATACGATATGCTCCGTCAGCGCCAATCACGGGTTGGCTCTGGCAGAAGACAATCTTCTCAAGAATGTAGACAGGCTCATCTCGCTCCATTTCGAAGCCGAGTTGAAGGAACCAAGGGACCAAGTCATCTAAGACTGGCAACGTTCCACTTTCCACAATCAATATACAATCATCTCCATCATTAACGAAGCGATACTTGATATTCTTCCCTCTCAAGTAGCTCCACATCATGGCGCACATTAATAGCACGTTACCCATGGATGTGTTCATATCCCCACTCATTCGGCAGCCATCTATCTCATACTTGGCCGTTCCATCCTCGCAATTGGCATAACCGCGGTTATTGATCTGCCAAGACAATAAGGAAGCGAGTTCCGGATCTTGTCGGTATAGGCGGAGATAAACAGAATGCTCATACTCCAATGCTGCAACGCTTACATGTTGATCAAAACGTTTTGCATCTAACCCAACCGCGACCGGCTTAACAAACTCACCCCACGCCTCAGCAACCAACGCTCCGCGTTGAACTGCATTCATCCCCTTAACCACAACCGGTTCTCCATAGATCGCATCGATCATACGGTAAATTGGTTTCTCTATGGGTTTTAGGTACCTACCCAACTCGACATTATACCTTGGGTCCCGAGGTTGGATCACTCGGGGTGCAGGATCGGGTTTCGCTGAGAAGTTGATCTTTTCAATCTTCACGAAGGTCTTAAGATAAGAATCTTTACGCTCAATCACCCTGTGGCAAAGGCTATCCGCTGCCTTCTGGTAGAGTATGCGTTTGCGTCCAGTATAACATTCAACGAATTGTTGAGATGTCAATTTGGAGGTCGGAGGCACATACCGCACGAGACGGTTACGAAATTTTGAACATAAAGCATCGAAAGCACCAGCTTGTGGTTGCGGTGTAGGAACGAAGTTTCCTCCTTGTTGAACAAAGAAAACGCGCTCCAGCAACCCCCTTTCTACGGTGGCAATGTCGCAGTTGTGACAACCGAACTGTACATTCGCACCCACAGGAGCGATTGACGTTATTGTTCGGATTTGAGTTTTGGTGCCCATCTTCGGTGTGATCGTGAGACTAGATACTTTACCAATCTGTGCGTGTGCTCCTTCAACAACACTTGGACACAATTTTGACTTGGTAGAGATCCCGATCACCCTCTGAGGGCCCCATCAACGCCTAGCATACTCGATACCCTCAGCACGGATTGCGCGTTCGACAACTGGGACTGAACGGCGGAAGGTCAATAGGAAAACCTCCTCGGCGGTGTGAGTGTATACGAGCTCAATCGCGAGCGTGATGTCTCTAGCGATATGAGTTGGGCGATGGCCGTGTTCCACAAATTTACGGTACAGAAAATTGCGAATGGAGAGATCATTAGCGGCTGACGGTTTCGGTGTGCCGAATACCGCCTTCGCTTCCATCGCTATTTCCGCAACGAACCTGTGGCGAGTCATGGTTGAACGATCGCGAGTGACCTCATCGTCAACAGCGTTGAAGCGCCTCATAACCATACGTGCTTCCAGGTTGCGAGAACCGGTGCGACGATTGATTAAGATGCGAGCATGTTGCGAGATTGAGAGATCATCGAAATAACGAGCATTGACCATCTTCCCGACGATGTAAACCGCTGCTGCACTGACAGACACTGCGGCCACAACCTTGAACGTCGGGGCAACCTTGGTCCAGAGGGAACCAAGGGCAAATGGGGCGGACCTCCCCTGCTCAACCAAATCAGCTGAGTTGTTTGTGATACTAGCACAAACGGTGGCCACGGATTCAGCGGCAGCGTTACCAATGCTGCACGCCTTGTCCTTGGCGGCCCCGACACACTCCTGGCGGATGAAGCGCAGGATCCCGGGGAGAGCGGGCGCTGAGCTGCGAAGCAACTCAACTAGAGCAACAATTGAAGAATCAATCATTCCCGTACCGAAGCATAAATTATCA